CCCTAGCACGAAGGTATTCATTATTGGCTAATCTAATCTTAGTCCCTACAATGGCATCTGCTTGAATGGAACCTGTACCGAGTTGACTACCTGTACCGGAACCAGTGTGATTATGCTCTGCGATTTTTTGAAATGTATCTGTCTTTAGCGTATCACCCCAGTCGGTTGTACCGTTAGTAGGTACTTTAATTTGAAGTTGACTTGCACTTCCTAATAGTAAATATGGCATGAATTATTTCCTTTTCTTTATATTACTTACGGGAAACTTTGACGAAGTCAATAGTTTAACGAAGCTTGGTTATTTTTACTTGGGTGTATATTTGACTCACAGAAAAACTGTTGGCTGACCCAAATCCCGAAGTAGCCGAAGTAGTTTGTGCTTGATGCTGTATCTCAAAAGTTTTAGATGCTGTTAATGTGACACTGCCACTTATAAGTGAAGGTATGTTAACAGTATCACTACCTCCACATAAACCCGTACTACCTATTATATCATCAGTACTGTCTGTTATATTGTATAGTTTTGCGGTATGATGGTTAGTTTTATATGCAGGGGCAGATGCTTCAATTACATATTTACCAGCCGTTAATGTAAACTGATTAGTAGCTAATGTTACAATCTCAGAATCGCCCTCTACGGTATTAAGTGTTCTTGTTTGCCATGAGCCTGATGTAAATGTCCCACCCTGTGTCCCACTTGTCTGAACGTCTTTAATAAAAGCCACCTTTTGCACGGGTACGGCTGCTAGGAAGGTTGCTTCTACGGGTGTAGCTACTATAGAGAAGCTTGTGGTGTCTGCGTTGGTCATAGTATCGCCACCTGCATACATAACTACATAATCCCCAACTTCCAAAAGCGTACTAATAGTTCCATTTGCCGGATTGGCAGCATCCCCTCTTTGTTTTATTCTAGCTTTTAAAACATCGGATGAGTTATATACTCTAGGTTCTACGCTATGTCCTCCGGCTGTCCTTATTTGATTAGCGGTAGCTCTAATTATTGTCCTCTTTAGGGCAGTAAATCTAATATGATCCGTGCTTGTCACGCTAATTAAACTGCCTGATTCATTGACCAATTCGTTTGGTAGGAGGATGAAGCTTGAACCATTAAAAGATGTGAAACCATCATAATAAGCGACTTCCGTAGTTGCCGCCGCTGGAGTTACTACGTGCTCGGTGGTCTGACCATAATCCGAGCCTTGCCTCATCATATATACGGAAAAATCTTTATCTGATGCTGCGACACCCGTCTCACCAGTAGTAACTTCTACCGATAAAACATAACCACCAGAGTTAATTATAGTAGTGTCGTCAACACCCTCGTCATTAAGCGTGTTTTCACAAGTTATCTGGATTGCTGGGAACAATGTGTCCGTAAACACCCCGCTATTAAAAGTTAATTTAACTCTCCCCGCACTAATTCTACTCACTGAAGATATGGCGTTATTCCCATGATCATCCTCACCACCTTGTGAGACAATAGACGCGGTTCCATTGTTAGCAATTCTAGCACTAAAGACATTCTCTCTAGCGAAATTCTTATAAACAAATGGGTCTAGAGATAATTCAATATCATCAACAATAAGTACTTTAGCTGAATTACCCGTAACAACTTGAAAGCCATATCTAATACCAGTTGTACCCGCTGGAATAAAGAAAGAAGTAGTAAATCTAGTTGCATTTGACGCAGCCTTTAAGTATTCAATACTTGACGTTAATTCAGTATCATCCTGATCTAATGCGAAGAATCTAATATCATCATCATCTCCATTATATGTATAGTAAAAAGAAACACCTGTATCATTTCCAGCTTGTTTTAAATCAACAGCAATATCTGCATCTTGTAGGAAGAAGTCATTTGCAGACGTACTACCCATGGTATACTTTAAAGACGCATCTGCACTAAAAGGTGCGGAAGTCTCATCGGCTAATGTACCGTCCAGTGTACCAGTTCCAGCAGCATCCACAGTAGCAGCATTACCTGTAGTAAAATCGCTTGCACCATTTGACTCAAAATCCTCAGTATGGAATACATCTAAACCTCCACCACCGGAACCTACCGCTAACCAAGCGACACTCGTAGAGGAGTATCTCCATAGTCCAGCCGCTCTAACGGTCCCATCTGACATATATAATTGTCCATCTACCGGACTAGTTGGATCAGCACTTAATGGCTTTAAACCTAAGCCTTGTGCGAAAAAGTTTACTTTAGACATTTACATTCCTTATAATTTGTTGTATTTCTTCTCTAAAGGAGACTAATAGCAAGAATAATGCCATTAAAGCTCCCATAATACACGTTCTATTTAATTTGTCAATCACTTCAAGTTTAATAAATTCGATCTGATCCTCTAAGTCATGGAAATCACTATAGGATGGCTGATTAATAACCTCAATCTCTTTAACTAACTGCAAAGTAGAGCTTAATTCACTCTTCTGTGACCCTATTTGAATACGTTTATCAAGTAATTCCCATTTCTCAATAGGTACACCTTTAGGTATTCTAGGGTTAACCAGTACTCTACCTATATTACGTAATTTCTCTATATCTATATCAGATGGATTTATAAACACCCTAGGTATTTTACCTTCCTCAAATAGAATTACTTTAGTTTTCTTACTCTTACTATTAGACACTTGTAATAACTCCGTCGTCTAGATTCTTACAATCCAGATCATTGTCTCCAACATTATCTACTACCTTTACTAGATTATCTGAAGTATTGTCTCCGAACCACCAAGATGATCTACACCCTGATATGGCTGTAGGGTCTGAATAAGAACCACTATTATATAAACTTGTAACCTCAGCACTTGATAGGGCTTTATTGTAGATAGATACCTCTTTAACTGACCCATTAAAATAGTTAGCTGGAATCCCTGTTCTACTAAATAGACCTAAGATTGAATCAGCTATCTCTGTATTAACTACACTGGGAATAGTACCAGAAGCACTAGCGGTAGCATCAGAACCATCAACATAAATTTTAGCCCTAGCGATGTCAGTACCTAATGAACCATCATAAACCAGACATATATGGTAATCTTTGTCTGACCTAGTTGGACTAGCTATGGTATAAGCCCCGTCTACTTGGAATCTAAACTGGGAGTTAAGCCAAGTCATTTCAACTTTTCCCGTACCTGTTCCTGCGAAAAGGGAAAACATAATACAGGTATCCGTCGCACTCATATCGAAATTAACTATAATGTTTATAGAGAACGCTGTAGAGCCTGATATACCTAGACTCTCCCCTGTAGTAGTAGGGCTTTCAAAGTAATCATCTACATTATCTAATGTATACTGCTTTGCTGTAGCCCAATCAGGAGCATCATATAGAGGGAGCTTTGCCCTTTTAATTGAACCGTCTGAGTACTTTAATTTAAAATTTAATGTATCAGCACTCTCATCTATATAGTACTGTACTGTATTAGTTGACATACTGGATGCAACAGGTGTAGAGGCTGAACCTACTAGATCACTCATTACAGTCTTAGTGGCAGGTCCAGCTCCCGCTAGAGCCACGCTATTCACTATCATTTTATAATTGGTAGACGTATCTACTAATATATCTGATCCAGATACACCTGTAATAGTCCCTGATATAGTTGAATTATATATCCCAGTAGGTTTAATATATGACACCGGAGATGAAGCAGCTAATGTAATACCACCTGATATTTCACAGGAGTTAATATAATTATAAGAATTTATATCTAATAGCCCGTCAAACTCACAATTCTTAGCAGATACTATAACCGCGTTTATACCCATTACGAAGGTACCGTCAAAGAAGCACCCCTCTAAGTACATATTAGCTTGAGTTGATGCTATAGAGGCACCCTTAGCCATATTCCCTTTAACTTTTACGTTCTGCATCCATAGCTCTGCTACTGCTGGAGTAGCTACTCCTTTATCTATTGTAAAATTACCACTAATCTTACACGCAGTAGTTACCGCAGGATGAGTAGACGTTGCATTACCTTGTCCAATCACACCTATAACTAGTGAGGGACGTAAACTTAAAGGCAGAGTAGTATCTCCAGTCTCCCATAGTACATTTCTAGCCGTAGTAGAGTCCTTATATGTCTGAGCATCATCCCCAATATTAAATGGTCCTAGTCCAATTATGGCTAACACCCCACCTGATATGGTAATGTCCTCATCAAAGGCTGAATCGGCAGCTACAATAATGGTCTTTCTTTCAGAATCTCCTAGAGACTCTGCTGCATCAATAGCTGCTTGAAGTGATGTGTACGGAGCCAGTAGAGAACCGTCCCCCGATGCACTTGCATTTGAATCCGCATAGAAAGTATTAGCACCATTTGAAGTAGCTATAATTAGGTCAATAGTATCAGTAGTAGAGTTACCTGTGACAGTAACAGAAGCGTCTGAAGATGTAAGCGTTAATGTATCTGTCGCAGAGTCAGCCGTTGGGCTTGTACCTGCATCTGTCTGCATAATAGAAAATGAATTAGTGGCTCCACCACCACCAGCAGAGGAGCCTTTAAAAAAACCCGAGGCTGCAATCTCCCCAGTTGAACCTGCTGCGACTGTGAAGTTAAATCTTACGTAGTCGTATGATCCAATGTCAATCTCATCAGTATCTCCACCAGAGGTTAAAGTCCCTAGAGCATCCCATGTATCACTATTCTCAATTCTACCTTGAATGGTAAGTGTACCGGAAGATGTAAACGTAGTAGCAACTCTAAGTGCGTTCTCACCATGAACCTGATACTCAGCATCACCTATAACACCTGATGTAGCTGCATGATTTATCTTGGTAAAGAGCTTATCCTTACCGAATTTTCTTCTATTACCTGCCATTATTTAATTACCTTTTGCGTAAGTTCATTTATAATACCTTGTAGGGAGTCTACCTTTATATTATAGTGATATGTTGTTGCGGCTAGAACTAGGACTAATGTGATAAATACAGACACAAGTAACTTAGCCTTACTCTTTTTATGTTTAGGTTTCTTCTTCTTATTCTCAAATGTGTCTAGTCGTCTGTCTAATCCTTTAGCTGTTTCCTTTACTCTAATGAATATAACATAAGGAATAGCTAATAGGAGTATAAGTAAATACAAGGGAGATAGTAGTAATTTTCTCATTATAAATCCTCCTTCCATACTAGGGAGGCGGTTACGTTAGAAGCGGCTCCTGATACAACCTTAGCGTATATTGTTATAGTTTCATTGGCATAGAAATCTATCTTCAAGTCCTTTAAAGAAACCTCTGTGGCTCCTGTAGCACCTATTTGAGTCTCGTATATAGCGTGGGCATTGCCCGAATCAGCATGATCAACCACATCATATATTACAATAGAATCTGTTTCATCATGGTACGTATAGTTAGTCTCCCCTAAAGTTGCGTTTTTAGCCATTTTTATTACAACTTCCTTAGATGAGTCTGTAGAGATTATTAGTCTCTGTAGGACAACTCTACCTAGCATGGCTTTACTTGAAAAAGACTCTAATGCCTTTAAAGTTAGTACTGCTTCAAAAGATGAACTTACAGAGGTATTTTCATTGGACTGTGCGTGAGACTCTGATTCAATACTAGATACACCTTCTATAAATGTACCTGCACTTCCTCCTTGAACAGTAATATCAGTGGTACTACCTAAAGAGGCGGCTGTCCACCCTACTTTTAATGCTCTGTTTGATATAGATGGTTTAATATTATTATTTTGATATTGAATGGTATGTACTCTTTTAAATAGACCACTCTCAGGGTCCATAATAAAAAAGCTTATGGGTCCGAACCCTAGGTAAGATACTTTAATCATGTATACATTACCCTTAGACGGATCAAATGTAATACTCTCTCCGTTCCAGTCTTCTTGGTTTATTGTTGATTGTGTCTTCGCGGCTCCTGCCGCTGTCTGAGCCAATGTACCTGTTACACCAGCACCAGAAAAAGAATATGTTCCAGTAGCAGAGGCTGCCGATCTATTTCTAAGAATAACTACATCGTCTACTTGTTCGGCATCCCATATAGACTGGTTAGCGGTCATCCATGCCTCAATCTCATAGGCATTATGAGCATTAGTTCCTGCTGTTAATGTAATATTATAAGCAACACTATTTAGAGTAAGTGTTAATGTACCACTGGTAGCCGCTGTAATGGTTAGTTTCTGTATTTCCTGTGCACCGTAGTTATCAAATAGAATACCAAACTGAGTACCTCTATATCCAAATGCTATTGTATCCTGTACGTTGAATAATCCTGCGAATTGTAGACTATTAGCTACTGCATTATCAGAATCAAATAGGGCTGTAAACCTGCCCATTAGACCTTGACCCTCTCTATATATGGTAGGCTTCTTAGTTCTAATAACACCGTACCCACCTATACTAGTACCTGTGGTACACGTAAACATGTTATCAGATGTGGTTACAGTCCCACCAGTAGCATTAAAAGTCTCTATTGTGGGAAGGAGTCCGTACTGGGCTGATATCTGACTAATAGGCTCCATACCTACTGTAATATTGTCTCCAAAGGAAGACCTAGTAGAAGGAGTACCTCTGTTAGATACATGTAGGCTATTAGAACCATCCAGTTCCTTTGAGCCTGTTACATTTTTGCAGTTATTATGTGTGTATAAATTACTAGCCATGTTATCCTTAAGGGTGAGCAGTTTATGGACTTACTCAGGTCGGGGAAAAGGAGGCGTTCTCCCCTTCTTACTTATTCTTTTTAGTAACGGTCAGATACATCTGATCCTGTAACTGAAATAAAACAAATAGCATCTTTATCCGTAGTACCATCAGTGGCATCTACAGTAGTAATTACAAACGTACCTGAGTTAGTTAATACAACAGAATCTACGATTGTATCAGCAGTACCACAAGTAACTTGAACTACGTAATCAGCAGAGGCAAAAGCCTCATCTAAAGTAATAGTCTTAATACCTGTAGCGGTATCAGCGATTGAGGCTTGAAGTGAATCAAGTCCAGATAGAGCCGTACCAGCAGCGTTTGCTGTAAAGTGTAATTGTCTTACGCTTCTTTGTTTTGATTTAATTGATCTTTTCATGCGAAATCTCCTGTAACCCTTGGGAGGGTTTGAAAGAGTGGGCTTTTACACCCACCCATTAAATTATACTTGTAAACCGTATAAGTAACCTTGAAAGTGTGGGTTAACGAAACTTTGTCCGTATCCACCGTAACGTGCTTCATAAGAATCACTTGCTTCTCTAAGGAAGACAGTACCATCTTCATCAAACCACTCAAATCCACCCGGACGTAGGTGAAGCTCTAGGTGATCATCATTTAAGAAATACATCTTGTCAGAGTCAATGAAACGTGAAGTAAGAACTGGAAGCTCCCCATCAGCACTCATGAAACTTAACGCAGAGAAAGAGAACTCGCCCTTACGTGAAGGAACATTATATCTCTTATGGTCTTCTAGAAGGTTAAGAAGTTTAATGTACTGGTGGTGATGGCAAAGAATCATTTTAGGTGAAGCACCTGATTGTCTCTTTACGTTAACAACAACATCATTCATTAAATCTGTACTTAGAGCAGCAGAAGAAGCATCTTTTTGGTATGCCTTCCATCTACGACCAACAGTAACTCCATAAAGAGAACCAGAAGTTGCAGAGATTGCACCTTGAACACCGATTAGCTCGTTGTCCTTAGAACCTTGCATATAAATCTTATCAGAAGCACCAAAAGCGGCTGGAGTACCAGTATCACCAATAACATCCATACGTGCTGAAGTACCAGTAAGACCGATAGTAGCTGTAGCATATCCATTAGCAACAGTTTCAGTAATAGATACAACTTCTAGAGCCGCAGTTACTTCACTGTTAATTTGAACAAGATCACCCTCTTCAAGACATGCAATTTCCGCTGGGAAATAAGTTGAAGCCTTATCTAGTTCGATTAGGTAAGGATCACCTGCTGAACCAACACCTGAACAGTTACTGTTTGTAGCAGCACCGGTTACTAAAGCACCGTTACCGTCAGCAGCACCACGTGTCAATTGTCTTTCTACGTTTCTGTTAAAAGACTCAGTAGCAATCTTAACTGGGAAGGCTGTCATTCTTACGAAAGAACCTTCGTCAGATTTAGCTGCTTTCATTGTCTCACGATCAATAGAAACTACAGCGTAGTTCTTCTTAGTTGTGATAGTCGCTTTACCAATCTTTGACTCAGAAGCAGTTGGAAGTGAACCAGCACCAACACCACCACCAATTGATTGAACAATAGCGATTTCTTTTTGAGAACCAACAAAGTCAGTTTTCTTTTTTAGTCTTCCGAATAGTGGGTTAGACTTATTAAATTGTTTTTCGATCAGTCTTTCGTACTTGACTTTCATCAGGTTCGATTCTGTCGATGAATCATATGTCCATGACATAATTTAACTCCTTAAAGTTATTTAACCCCAGATGTCCTCTAATATGGCATCTTCTTGTGAGGTTGTTTCTGTTTTTGGTTGTTTTACTTTATTAGGTTTAGACTGAGCAGAATCATTCTTCTTAATCCTATTTCCTAATTCGTTTCCTACTTTTGATGCTAATGCGGATTTCTCAGCACTTTTAACTAATTCAACTAAATCGTCTTGAGTAAAGTCTGGGTTTCTAAATGCTACATCCTGTAGGTAATTAAAAACGTCTGATCCTTGCTCATCAGAAAGGCTTACATTCGCAGCCCCGTAAGCTTCTTCCGCTTTGGTATAGGCTCTAGCATCCATAACAGTATCTGCTACGTATTTAGCGTCCATAACTAAGTTTGGGTTTTCTGCTCTAAGGGCTTGTTCATGCTCCGTTAAAAAGCTTAATGCTTGATTCCACTCAGAATCGTCAATTTCATGAGCTTCCCTTACGGAAGTAACCTCAGCGTTCAGTTCCTGTGCGGCTTGCTGCGCTTGAGTTTGCTCTCGCTCGGACTCAATAGATTGTTTTAAATATTCATTCTCTTCAGCAGTATACTCAGCGTTTAATTCCGTAGCACTCATGTTATACATGCGCTCGATTTCTGGCTGTAGTGCTTCTACTAATTGTCGCTTAATCTGATAAGGGGCTAATCCAGAGAACTCACCTAAGTAGTTCATTCCGGCTAAGGCTCCCTCTTCTCTCATTTTTGACGCAAAGGTGTTAACGTAGGAGTTAACCTCTTCTACTTCCTGCTGATAACCACGTTTCTCTGTGGCTAATTCATTAAATCTTTGTTGAATGGCTTTCTGACCAGAATAATCATTACCTAGTTCTTCAAGAGATACAAATTGATCCTCTCCGTCTACCTTGATTACTTTTCCAATATCACCATCTTCTGATGCAACTAATCCTTTTTCTTGGAGTTGCTCAGGGATTTCAAAACCTGCTTCCTCTGCAGCTTCAGAGTCAGCTTCTTCAGCTTCAGACTCTCCCACTTCTTCCTCAGTAGCCTCTGGCTTCTCACTATCAACTTTATCCTCAGCTTCAAGATCAGACTCTCCGCTCTCAGGGCTAGGGGCTTCATCGCTTCCGCTATCGCTAGGGCTACTATCTTCAGACCCTTCACTATTTTCTGTACTATCTTCACTAAATACCTCCGATGAGTATGATTCAGCATCATCCCATGAATCTAAACTTCCTTCTGATGATACTTCAATACCACCTACCTCATTATCAAATACTTGTTCTGCGAAGTTGTCTCCACCTGTCTCTTCATTACTCATTCTTGCTCCTCCGAACCAAATTCTTTACCGGGAATCATCCCACTTACTTGACCATCTTTATTTGCTTGTCCCTGTACTAGGGCTTGTTGGTGTTCTGCTGAAGCTGGAACCATAGAATCTCCATGATAATAAATTGGAAATAATGCTAGGGTGGCAAGCTTAGATTGAAATAAAGGATTTCTAGAAGCCTTGTCTAACATTAGCTTCTCATGTATTCTAACGTGATCCTCTAACTGTTTACGTAACTGTGGATCAGCGTCTTCCTTAATTGTTCTAGATTGTAGTTTTCTTACGTGACTATCCCAGTGTTGGATGTGGTCCTCAAAACGCTCTGGTGGAGCGGCAGGTCTACCTGCTAGGATATCCTCATTCTCTGAATCAGCCGCTTGAACAGCCATGGTACTTAGCGTAGCCATTTTCTCTGTATTCCCTAACTCTAGCAACTCTTCCCATCTCTCTGGAGGGAATAGTGCAGGGTTTCTTTGCATGGCTTCAAGTACTCTTTGCATCTTAGCTGATTTCTGTTCAGGTAATCCTGAGCTTAGATCAAACCTAATGTCATAGTCTTTATTCAAATTAGCAGCGTCAAAGGCTTTAATTGAGAACTTATTATTCTCACCTACGATACGTACCAATCTCCCGTCATTAGGCTCATACTTATCACCAGTAATAGCGATAGTCATTTTGGCTAAATCCTTAACTAGGAATGTATGCTTTGAGATATCTGTTGTAGCTCTATCTGATTCTAATTCATTTAGAAATTGCAGAGCCGACGCGGCTGTAATGCCTTTTGGAATCTCACCCCTACTGATGCCATGTGACCCGTAGATCGTTTGCATTTCTTGTTTAATTTGCTCTCTGAAGTTATATGCTTCTGGTGGATTCGGTGCAACTTGAGCCATTTGCGGAGGTACTGGACCTTGATATTGAACCACAGTATTATCATTTCCAAGCTGTTCAATTCGACAAGCTCCTCGAGGCATCATCCATTTTGCATGAGCCATTAAGTAGATATTCTTTGCGATTAACGATGAAAGGTTATTGTGCATATTCTGTAGAGGAATAATCATCTCATATTTACTAACACCATTTAACACATCAGGAACATCTAAATCTGTTAACCTGATACAAGGTAATTTTCTATGAGTAAACTTATGATCTTTTTCCTCTAATATTACATCATCAGTAAACTTAATATACTTACCTTTAGGTAGTTCTCCAGTTCCTTTATGCCAGAACTCAAATACTACGGTCTTATTCTCGATGAAGCGATCAGACATTTCATCAATTTCAAATATTTTTAAATTATCATTTTGTTTTAAATTCTCTTTTTGATCAGGATAGTTCTTCTTTAGTGTCTCAGTATCTTCGATACATACTCTAAATAGGTACTCCGAGTCTTCATACTTATTAGCTCTCTGGAGCAATACTCTCCATGGTACTTCTATTCCGTAAGAAACATCACCTGTTTTAATCTCCTCACCACCAGCAATATCAATAATATCACCCTCCGGTAGAGGTATTTCAGATAATCCCATGTCTCTAGCTGCTACGTAAGCAGGGTGTAGATCACCTAGGTCTTTATCCCAGTCTACGAATAAGTATGACTCTCCGAAGATTCTAGCGAAACGGTGCATGTTCTGAATTAAGTAATCAACATTATTAACGTACCATAAGTGCTTAATAAGGAATCCAACTGCCTTAGCCGCCCCTCTATCAGTCCACTCATCATTAGTAGGCATAACTTCAACATTAGGTTTAATTCTAGTCATCTGACTAACCTTAGTCTCTGTTAAATCAAATAGATGATTAACTACAAATTTACGTACTTTATTTAACCTTTTCTCTCCACCTGTTCGTGAAGACTTACGTTCCATTCTATCTTGAATACCACGGTAGTAGAATAGGTTTTCTCTCTGTTGTTTTGTTCTAGGTTCTGACTGTTTGAAAAGGGAGTCCTTAACAGTCTTTAACCATTTAAGTAATTTCTTGGGATCATCCATAGAATTAACTTCATAAAATGGTTTTTGTTTTTCATGTATGGAAACTGCGGCTTCGCCAAATGCTTCTTCAATACTCATAGATTATATCCTAATAGCTAATAATTTCCATATCTTCATCAGTAGACGCAAATGAAGGCATCTCACTCTCTAATTCCTCTTTATAAAGCTCATCTTGCTTTTTAAGTGTATCAGGAGAAGTTGCCCATGAATCATCTGTTTTTACTGTTTTTAAAAAAGCCTCATTCTCTTTGTCAATGGCATCATCTACAGGCATATATTGTATAGAATGTGTGGACCTCTGGATGCTCCTGACTTCAATGAAAGCTAGTGTTCCAATTACCGCACTAATAGATGCAATAATCAAGCCACTAAGGGCTAATATAAGCGATAAATGGTTAATTGTCAAGTCCATTAAGGACCTCCTTGTAAGTTATTGTAATTACGTTAATAGTCATACTCTGGACCTATTTTCTGAGTCCAGTCATCTGGATCATCAAATTTGTCATGTTCTCTACTTCTGAAGCGACCTCTATGGAAATCGTTCTCTTGCTTGACCCTTTCTAGTACCTCATGCATACTATAGTTTGATGCACCTAACAGATATCGCAAGCAATCAATTAAGTGATCATTCTTCTTAGGTATGTCACCCTTATCATTCTTAGCGTAAAGCTCCATTTCCTTAAACAGATTAATACACCTATCTGATATTGTAACTAAATCATGTAGTAGTATATCTTTAATTAGTGATAGCCCATGCTCTTTCTTATTGGTATGTTTTTGAGTAGGTGCGAAGTATACTCCGTACTGATCCATAACCTCATTAGAGAACCATGCCGCGGCTTCATCGTGAGCCTTAAACCAATCATCATTTACGTCTGAATTAGGATAGAACTCCATCATCTTAGAGTCCATTTTAGGATACATTTTTCTAGTAGATGTATACTGCTGGTCTGTCTCATATAGTTCGTCCATTAGATATATCTGTCTAGTGTATGGATGTATTGCAGCGAATATAGTACCGAAACATGTAGTAGACCCCGGATCGGCAATACAGTACCACTCCATTTTCTTTACATCTCTTTTAATCTCATTAACTATATCTTTATGTGGCTTAACATGCCTCTCTTTTGTAAGCATTGGAAAAATAGCTCTCTTACCTCCGGGAACTACCTTAGAGAAGTATTCTAATTGAACTACGTCTTCCTCTCCGCGTGCCCTTAGTTGAGCAATCTCTTCCTCAATCGCAGATTTAATATGTGGTAACTCATTAATAGGATTATCAAAGGTTGTTCTCTCTGATACGTGCCAGTTACTACTGTTCTTTGCGTACTCTAATATCTCATTATATTGGTCTATATTCTTGTTACCTGCTCTGGGTTTAGTTCCAATAAATATAAAAGGGGCATCCTTAACAACTCTGTTTGGAGCAAATTCCTGATGCCAGCGATAATTAAACCCTTTAAATTCGTCATATACGGCTAGTGCAGGGGTTAATCCGTTTGCAATCATATAGTTATCAGAGCCCACGACTTGAATGTAGGAGCCATTTTTAAACTTAATGGTCATATCTTGATTTCTTATGGAAGATATGTACTTCATAGAGTCTTTACCTAAAAACTTCTGTAATCTACCGCCTTCCCAGACGATCTTCCTACCGCCAACAGCTTCAGGGGTAATGTAAAAGCATCCTGAATTAGGTACTTCTAGTGCTTGTTTCCATAGTACGTAACCGGCTAATTCAGTCTTTCCGTACTTACGACCACACGCTAAGAAGATGTTCTTTATATCTTTATTGTATAAGGGAGATAAATCCTTTATCTGAGCATCATGTAGACGACCAGATAAACCGATCTCCTCCCCAATACCTCTAGGTTTGTTTAGATCATTTAATATCTGTAAAGCGTATTGTTCCTCTTTACTTAATAGAACGTCTTTAGTTTCCAAAGTATGCCATAAGTTCGCTTTCTATGTATTCCAGCGGAACAACGCAATTAATATTAATACTATTTACTGACTGTCCAGCGAATAGAATACCTATTACGTTACCGTAACGATTAACAACTGGAGAGCCAGAGTTTCCCGGATATGTCAGTGCAGTACTACGTAGATACCTAACCACTCCCGCTTGTTTAATCCACGGGAATTTATAGTAAGCTTCTCCAACTATTCTGCCATCTGCCATTGATTGAGGTACTCCTCTGGGGTGTCCAATTATAGTTATTCTCTCTCCACGGTGTACGGAGGAAGCAAGTTTAAATGCCTTGTTACCTACTGGTTCCAAGAAACAAATATCATGATTAGGAGAGTTATATAGAATCTTTCTATTAATATCACCAATACGTAGAGTCTCTCCTACGATGGCATACTCTGATGAGTTTAATACCTTATAGGCTATCTTAACTAACGCATCAGTCAATACTTTAGGTAGACCTAGTGCTCTAATGGATTTTACCTTCACATTAAAGTCTCTCTCAGCCTTTCTCCTAGCGATTGTCTCTACTACGGAGCATACGTGATTATTAGTTACAGTAACCCTCTTACCCTTCCACTCAAGTTGAAATGAGGAGGCTATAACCCTCTGACCAAGCTTAACGGGCATGGCTTTAGGGGATACTACTTCTTGTAGGTAAATATCTTTTGCGTGATCCATTAAAATAGGTGATCCTGCGAATAATGCTGCTAGGGTGATAATGCTAATTAATTTCTTCATTTAATTACCTCTCTATCTATACATAAATTATATCTCTCTAAAGGTAAGTGATTTACCTTATAATAATATTTTACACAGCCGCTAGATATAGCTGTTTCATGAAGGTACTTTAACTTATCAAAGTCCTTACTACATCCACTTAGGAATAAAATGGAAGCAATGGCAAAGCCATGTGCTTTCTTAATCAATTTCTTCATATTCAGTTTCCTCTGCGAATGGGTCTACGGAGATACGCTTCTGTAGTTCTTTTACTGTTACAACTTTCTCTTCTGTAATTATGTCAGTGGGCTTACCTTCATCTAATCGGGTCATCTTATCTAATGATTCAAGTATAGCTGCTACACCTTTAGCCTCTTGTACCGTAGGAGGGTCAGTTCTTTCAGCTAAGCTCTTAACGGCTCTTTTCAGGGATATGATAGTGTAGTTGGTCATATCTGCAAACTCACTCGCTCTAGCGGAGCTTACCTTTGATAGTAGGTCTGCCCTAGCTATATCTCTATCGTACTTCCAGCCACCATCCTTATTAACGTGATGTTGCAGGGTAGTTCTACCTATTCCAGTAGCTCTAGATACCTCTGATACGGAGGCATACTCTAAGTATAGTTTCTTTGCCTTATTTAACTTAGCTGGTGCTATTTTAGTCATTACTTACACCTATAAGAGACTTTACCGATATATAGCGCACTGGATGGGTCATGGAACGCACAACCTAACTCCGCTAATCCAAGGGAAAAGACGCTCAATATAACTAAAAATAATAAAAATTGTAATGTTTTCATACTTACCTTCCAAATTTCTCAAATAATGTTAATACTATTGAGCTAACTAACCACATACCACCTACTACACAAATACCTACAAGTATAGCCTCAAGTAGTAATCCAGCTACACTAAGGCTGGTCTGTATCCACGTACTCATCATGAATCTCCTTGCACATTCTTAATAGGGCATTTACTGAGTCTGAATCACTCCCAGAGAAGCTGCCCTTTATAACCACATCATTAGCCTTTATAGCTAGTGTTACTAGGTCTATAATTATGTCTTTATATAGCTTATCCATATAAGAAATCCCTTATCCACTTATTATCGCTTAGAAACTGCATCATTCGAGGTGATTGTAGTCTTATTGTATCTTCCTCTCTATCACCCTTATACTCATCCATTTTAAGAGAGGGTACATCCTCAGAAGCCACATGTAGTAGTTCGTGAAACAGAGTATCTCGTTGAATCTGGAGTGCATCCTTAGGATTAATCCATATCTCTTTAGTTTCTAAGTCAGTAATACCATGGTTTTCATCCTGAATCTTAGAAAAGTGAATAGTATAGGAGAAATAGCCTAATTTAGCCTTTTTCGACTTCAAGTAGAGCCTCCTCACCGAAATTCTGTAATATTTTCCATGACTTACGTGCTTTTTCTAGGTCTGTTACACTCATATGCTTGGTAAAGTGGGTAAACTTGCTATCTATAGCCGCTACCACGTTACTCTGATATAAAATACCCTGAATATAGAACCATTCAGCTAATTTAACTGGACTCATATTTAGAATATCGGGGTTTTCTGAGAAACATTTTCTTACTTCGTCTGAATACGACATAATCCTCCTAGATTGTTGTCTTGATTTCCATGATAATACAGTAAGATGAGGTACTTGTCAATGTCAAGGTTGTGACGAACGAATAAGCCCTTTTTCTGTCATCAAAATCCCTGCTTTTTCAACCACTTATCCCCCTCCTATCGTCAGGGTCTAAGCACTTGAAATCATTAGAATTATAAATCGCAGGAGTGCATTAGGGGGGAATGTAATTACAAGTACTTAGGAGTACTACTACGGGGGAGTAGTTTCAAAATAGAGTGCCATATGTAGGTGTTATTACACACTTAATCAATCTCTATTCTATTACGGGGGGGTGTAATTATGAGTGGGGGTAGTTTTACCTATCAAACTATTATCCCATAGATCAACTAAAGTTCTATTATCCGTATATAGATTAGGTATATACTATTCTAGTTCTATTCTTACTATTATAGTTCTATTCATGCTAAGTATAGTTTCTCTAATGTAATTACGGGTAATGCAATCGGTAATGTAATCTCGGGTAATGTAATTATGAATTTAATTACGGGTAATAGAATCTTAATAGAATCTTAATAGAATCTTAATAGGATCATAATAGAATCTTAATTCACTCTTAAACTAATCTAATTGGTAAGTCACTTACGTGACCATTGGAATACCTACGGGAAGTTGTAACCCCAGTGCAATTAGTAATATTCATATGGATAATACTCTTATATAGTAATTTCA